AAGCCGTCCTTCTTGAAATCTTTTACCATCCACTTGCTGAAGTCTAATCCGTTCGGTAGGGTAAATACCTTGTTCTGGTCTGCGTAATCACGGTAGAACTGACCAAGCAGGTCTGTGGTTACGGATAAAGCGTCCGCATTCTTGATGCCCCACATCATAGCTTGCATTCGTCTCTTGTTCAATTCGATGTCGAAATTGACTTTATCTTTCCACATATCTACGCCGTTCACTGACACATCCTCTAAACCATAATGCTTGTAGTGTTCGGAGTACGGGCTGACGAATGTTGTGTTGTCGTCATGGTCGTAGATTATCTTCGCCTTAAACTTTCTTCCCTGCTTCGAGAACTCTTCGCCAAGTTGTTGCTTTATCTTTATGATAGCCTCTCCACCAGGACGGATAAGAACAATGTCTGCCTTCTCCAGCATCGCAAATAGCACATCATCGCTATCTGCCACGTTCGCGCTAATGAAGTCTATATCAATATTAAAGTGCTTCTTCAACATCCGCAGGGGCTGCGCAACCCGATAAAACCCACAGCCACCATCTATCCCACCAAGCGCCGCAACAATCATGTTTGCTCCATGTAGATTGTTTACTTGTAATTGTCGATTACCCAGAACTCTGGATGCCTTCTTAAGTTCTCACGTTTACGCCAATAGTCATCCCCAAAAATATTCTTCATCGCTTTCCAAATGTAGAATGGCACTTCGGCCACCTTACGCATCGACTTGTCTTTCGTCATACCTGGCAACTTCTTGTTCTCATCCCAGTGTGCTTTCTTCTGTTCCTGTCTGTACTGAGCCAGTAGTGGGTCGTTTAATTCTCTTCGGATGTTATCTTTCCAGTCCTTGTTTATCTTCTTCGATAGCTGGCTGGTAAGTTCTTTCTCGCTAAGGCTTACGTTCGTATCAGTTATAATGCTCGACATGATAGCTCCAAATAATGTTTGGGGGCTGATTAGGCTCAACCCCCAAGAAGCCCTACCCAATCTAGCTGGTAGCAAGCTCAGTGATCTGACCGGAGGCCGCTTCATTGCCATATTCAAGAGTGAACTCAGCAACGATAGCTTTTCTATCCGCGTCACCAATTTTGGCAACATCGATAACCTGAACGGGACGATACATGGCAATTCCGAACTGGCTCTCATCAAGGAGGGCCGCAATGCTCGTGGTCATGTAACGGTCAAGGATAATTTCCTGCACACCGAAGTCGGACTCGTACACGGAAACGGTATTCAGGAGTTTGCCATCCGCACCCATAGCAAGCTGACGGGTATTGGACGTTGCGAACGAGCTGATTTTACGTTTCTGGAATGCATTGACATAGGTCGCATTGGGATTTCCACCGGCTGCGAAGATAGTCTGGAGTGCATCGTTGTACATGGATTCGGTAAGAGTCTCGGAACCAGTACCGGAACCAGTCGTGACGTTGGTGGTGATGGCTTTCAGTACGCCGGTGAGGGCGCGACCTGTACCAGAAGCACCAGAGTTGCCGGTCGAATTGATGAGGGCATACTCGAAGTCACGTTTGATTTCCTTCATTTTCTTCTCAACCTGATACGCAAACGCATCTTTCATGCCAGCGACATTCTGGGCGCGTGAGCTACCAGAAACTTCGGCGGTTTTAACGAACGTCTGAGTGTAGGCTCCAACTCTCGAAGGAGAGGTGGGGGAAGTGAAGGAGAAGTCGGCAGCTTCAATGGCGATGTTTGCACCGGCATTGGCGAGGCTATCAGTTGACCATTCATGATAGGTGTTGGTTGCCGTGGTTTTCTTGAAGCGAGAGAACATGGGAGTCTCTTCAGGAGAAATCATAGCAATGAGGTCGGTGAGATCCTCACGGTCGGTAGTGACATCATAAGTAATAAGAGCGGTAGACTGTGACATATTAGACCTGTAGAATATTTGGGCTAGATTTCTTGCCCAAACAGGACGTTCTTAAAGACTTCTTTGAATGAACCTGTTTTCTGGGCTTTCTTGATATCGTCCTCTGACGATACGCCCACCTTCTTTTCCGATGGCTTTGATTCAGTAGCCGGAGCAACACGCTGACGCTTTGCCTGTTTAGCAGCATAGTCAGCAAAATTATCCTTGTTCAGAAGCAAATACACGCTTTCGTAGAACGATTCTGGATTAGACAGGATGTCCTGTACTGCATCCATGACTTGTTCCTTGTCAAACACCGGCTCACCACTCTTACCGGGATACCGGGATGCGAGTGATTCCAAGGCTTGATGTTCGCGCTGTACTGCTTCTTTACGCTGGAGTTCTTCTTTCTTGACATAGCCACCCTGTTGAGCAAGGTAGTCCATGTAAGGCTTTAGCTGTTCCGCCACCTTTGGGTCAATGCCTTCGGGAACTGGTGGAGTCGTAGTCCGAGGGATAGCCGCACTCTGCAACGCGGCTTTGAGTTTCGCATTCTCTTCTTCAAGCGCTTTCTTCTTCGAGTTCACATCCTTGAAACGCTTGTAGGGAACTTGAGCCTCACGTCCAGTCGGTTCTGCGCCATCCGGTTCAGCCGGACTTGCCGTTGCCTCGTCTTTAGGCGGCGTAGTCGATACTGCGGTTTCTTCTACCGTTTGTGAAACGGCCTCGGTAGTTCCTTCTACCTGCGGTGTCTCCACCGGATTCACGTTGTCCATGAAAACTCCTCCACGAAAATGTGTAAAACGCTGTTAACGGTTGCGAACCTGCGCCTCGTGTAAGCGTTCGGGCTAGTAATCAGGAGCAAATCGATTACTAACCCTGACCCTCACACGGGAGAGTACACATGGCTATTGTCCAGCTTCCTGTTCGAGAACTGAAAGCATCTGCTGGATCTCTTGTTCAAGTGCCTGGAGTTGGGCAGGGTCGGCCCCGCTTGCTTGCATCTGCTTGTACTGATTCATCGCATCCTGAATAGTCTTCGTAGTGATTTCACCGCCTCCTTGAGATTCCATTCCAGTTGGAGGAGTAGGAGGAGCAGCTGAAGCCTGAGATTCCATTGTTCTTTCTGCGGCCTGTCCACCACGTTCTTGTGCAAGGCTGGCCTCTATTTCACTAATATTGTCAAACTCGAACTGTTTGAGCAGCGTCTTACGATCAATGTCACCCATCTGACGAAGCATGACCGCTCTGTCTTGACGAGCCTCTTTCGTGTAACCAAGTGCCGTACCGATAGTTACAACAACCTGAGTACCCTTCTTAATCTGGGTCGCACCTTTCATCTTCTTGCCTGGTGCATCTTCACCGATAACCTTGAGTTCCGAGAACATACCGTCCGACTCTTTGGAACGGAAATCCTTTGAAGTAGTGTAGCTGATAGAAGCCATGTCGAGCAGTTTCTCGGCAAGCCCTTGAAGGAACAGCTTGACGCTGATACGATAATCTGCGTTACTGCCAGCATCTGCTGCTTTAAGCGCCTCTATTCCTCTTCCAGACTTGACTCCAGTAGGCAGCCGTCCGAGAGAAACGTCATGCACCGAAAGGTCTTCAGCCCTGACGAGCAAGTCCTGCATTTGTTGGAAGGCAGATTGCATATAATTTCTTGCTTCCAACGGCTGCACAGTCGTACCAGGAGTTTTTGAAATAATCTGCCCATTCTGGTTCGTGAAGGTCTTAATCCTAGAATTACTGTCTGCAAGCAATCTGAACTTTGCTGCGAAGTCATGGTACTGATACCCCATAGATTGTAAGTGGTTATACACCCTATTTAAAGCAACGATATCTCTAGCCCATCCGAATCCACTTGACTCCCCAGGCTCGATGTCGAGTGCAAGGACTTCGCACGGAAACTTTTCGTATCCAGAGTCTTCGTGTCTGACAAGTATACCATTCTCCCCTGCGAGCGTTGCGATGTAAACTTTGCATTCACCATTCTCGTAAGTTTTATAGTAGCACTCAACTATCTTCACTCTCTCCTTGTTGTCCTCGGTAGCTCCTAATGTCATATTCCGCATCTGCGTCTTGTAGCTCGACTCGTAATCTCCGCCAGTCTTGACTTCCTTCACCTTTTTGTATAGCTTTTTTCCGTCTGCGTCTTTTGCGTTCTTGAGGTATTCCTTGTTCGTGAACCCTGTTCTGATTATCCATTGTCCGTCCTCTACAGGTATCTTGTCGCAATATAGATCGAAAGCATCAGTAACCTGAGATTCTATTTCACCCTCACCAGCATCCTCGTCTGCATCAAAGCCAAGCCAGATAGCGGCGTAAGACTGAAGCAAGGCAATATGGACGATGTCCGACAACTTCTGCTGCAAATTCATACGCTGCCATTGGTGATACAGCCAGCGGTTACGCACCATGGCTGCATTGTATTCCTCATCCGAGTTGTCATAAGGCAGAGTAACGAAGATAGGTTCATCACCAACAAGGCTAGATTTCATAGCCTTGTGTTTCGACTTGGTGATGTTTACCGCGACTTCATAGCGATTGGGTTTGTATGCCTCAATTTCACCAGTAGTCGTGTTGTACCGGAGGTAGTGATTCCCAACACGGAAGTTAGTGTTAACGAGCCACTGCTTCTCGTGTTTGAGTCGCACATTCTTCTTTTCCTCTAGCCATTCGTCTTTTATCTTCGACTTGATTTCATCATCGGAGTACATTACTTGATCTCCTGATACCTGTGGTCAACTGGGTCTGGAATATCTTCCGCATCATTGATGGGAACATACTTTGTATCCTCTTCTTTGTCCTCATCTTTGAGGGCGGTTTCGATTTGCTTATCTACAATCTGGTTGTACTCACCCAAATTACGAGCCATTAACTTGGTCGTCAGACCGCTAATGGTCATTGTTTGAAAAATAATGATAGCCGTAAGCGCAACAATCGCGATAATCATTTCCATTTTCCTGGTCCTATTATGAATAACCTTCATCGTTCACCATTGTATCCTCACCAGAACCCCACTCTTCATCCAATTCGTCATTCCCATCCTGTAGTTGCATTGCGCCCAAGAGGGCTATCGCCAAGCTATCTGCAAAGTCCGGACTGTCGTAACCCATCGAACGCATCTTCTTCTTAGAAACAATACCTATCTGTGAATCCGAGGTCATTTCGTACTTGAGGTGAGGTAGCTCTTCCAGATACTCAGGGATAGATTCAGGAATAACCAGTCTATCGAGCCTGAATTCTTCCCGCAATGTCCAGAACATTTCAGTTTTAAGATTTCTAAATCGTCCAGTATCCCTGAGAGGCTTGCTTCCGAAGTTAACTGGGTATACATTGAACCCCTTTTCCATTAACAGGTCAGTTACGCCACCACCCAGTCCAGAATCATCCACTGCAAAGTTACGAATTCCCGTCTCCTGAGACAATGCCAACGCTGCACCAACAACCTCTGTAGTCTTCTTCCCGTTCATGTGTACAACTTTAACAACTTTAGGGTAAACGAGTGCGGTCATTACAGTTGTGTCTACACCAAAGCGGGCTACGTCAATTCCTATGCACTTATTAGCACCCTCCCAATCCGTTCCCTTGGCAAAGCTATAAGACCGCTTAACAGCCCGTTCTACCCAAGTTAGAGGAATAAGGACATCGTCACCTTCGGAAGCGAACTCACCAAGAACTCTACTCTGATAGATAGGACTATCTTCACCCCACTCTTTTTTTCTTTCTTCACACCACTGATACGTTACCAGACCAGGTATCAACTCCGCGTCATGAACGACATTAGGAGATTCGAGACATGATATGTGCATCTTGTGGTAGAGCGGACTCTTAAACGACTTATAGAAAGAACCGCTAGTATTAGTCGGGTTACCGATGAGAAGTAAATGTGCGTTGGAGGATGTGAGGACACCCTCAATAGCGTCAAAAATCATTTCAGGAACACCGGCTGCTTCATCAACAATGACGAGAATATTCTGGGCATGAAGCCCTTGAAACCTATCGGACTGGTCAGTCGATATACCTATCGCAAATTTCTTTGGCTTAAAGTGCAGTTCGGTCTGGCTTAGTCTGTACTTACCCAGATACTCAGTGGACTTGCCGAGCAACTGATGAATTTCGTTCCACAGGATTTGCTCGACTTGTCTCCAGGATGGCGCGGTTGTAACGACAATGGCTTCGTCATGGACAAGGAGCCAGAGTAGGACGGCAATGGAGGCCAACTTACTTTTGCCGATACCATGCCCGCTTTTGACTGTGACCCTATTGTTGCGGAATAACTCGGTGAGTACATCTATCTGTCTCTCCCATAAGTTGTCACCAAATAACTCTTTTGCAAAGACACCCGGATTAGCCTTCCACTCTTCACGCTTCCTCTGGAGCAGCTTTCTCTGTTGAATCGTTAGACGCATCAGCTTCTTGTCCATCGCATACGGCATCTTCAGACCCCTTAAAAGTGCCAACTTCGGCTTCGCCCAGACCAATGCCAATTTTCACATCAACACCCTGCTTATCAGACCAGCCAAGATTCTTCAAAGTAAAGATGCTACCAATGACGGACTTGCCCATCAAGTTTTTCTCGTAGTACTCCTCGACAACCAGCATAGCTCTCTTGATAGGTTCACGACAAGCCGGATACGTCATGTACTCTTGGAGCTGTTCACGCCCGTAGAAGTCCAGCCAACGAACAAGAGTGAGCCAACCAGGGACTTGATGTCCAGCATCGCAAGCCTTTACCCACTCAGAACAACGCTTCGCGATCTGTTCATCCGAGAACTTGCGCTGCTTGCCACGCCCAGGAACGTGTCCCTCGTCACCGTAGTAGTCTTTTAACATATTTGTTACCACCACAAGCTTGTAATAGATACAATCTACCATCTATATTGTACCAAACATTGTTTATTTTGTCAAGTACTTTCTTTAAATCTTTTTTACGATGGCGTGGTTGGGCGGTAAAGTGGCAAAAATAGTTTTATATTTTAGTCCAAAGGTTGCAATAATTGCAACCATTAGATTACCAAACATCTGCTTATAGACAAATGGAAGAGCCATCCAATAGCAATTCAACAACCCATGAACCGAATATCCATACCAGCCCTCAAGGAAGACCCCTAAGTTCGTGATGAAGAAGAAGGCGGAGGTCGAGGCAATGGCGCTAACTATATATGGAGACCTGCGGAGGAGAAACGATATAAAGCCGACGATAAGCCAAGCGGCCAGCACATAGGTCATAGTTACTCTACCGATCGGTATGACAAGGTTAGTCAAACCAACCGTTATAAGTGGGTACAAGAACGCGTACTTATCGCGTCTTGCACTTAATACAGCGGTCATAGTTATCAGCTCGAAACCGGCGAGCCAAGTTAGTCCACTAATAAAAACAAAATACCGGAACAGTACCGCAAGTAGAACAAATATCAACGATAACCTCCAGTCGAAATATCAATGGCATATAAAATCAATCCAACAACAAACACACCTACAAGCATGGCAAGCAAGACAAGCACCGGAATAACGATGAAGTCTAGCATACCGCCCCCTAGAATAATATGTCCTTCTCCGTGGCATTGTCCGCGATGAACTTCCACTTGCTCTTCCACGGCTCGAAGTGCATCTCACTATACAAAGACAACGCCTCCTTGTGGTCAGGGTTTATTTTGATAGCTTCCAGGCACTCGGCTCTGGCCTCATCACCACGCATAGATTCCCAATAGCAACGTGCTTTGTACAAGTGCGCGTGACCTATCTCAACAACCCAATTAGCATCCTTCAAATACTCATCCAAGAGCCGAATCGCCTTGTCGTACTCGTGATAGTAGTAGTACTCCCTGCCCAGATAGAACCGGCTACGTAGGTCATTCTTCTCAATAACTGAGTACTCCATTATTGGCAATACCGAGCTTTGGCTGTGTACCGGATTACCAGAAGCATCTACTGCATTCGGCTTCTGCCAGTGATCTATTCTCATCTTGTTGGTATAGACCATCCGGTTGGTTGGCAGCAGGACATCATGGATACGTCCATCAATCTTGCTCACGCTCTTCCGGAACAACTTTGTTATCGTGGATACCCGTACTGGACTACCGTCAGCATTATGGCTATGTACGAAGTCACAGGTTATCTGGTCGTACTGGTCAAACAAAGGCTCCATCGCGTTCAAGTCCCAAGTAATCCGTTCATCGGCATCAGGCATCACCACCCAGTCGTTCTTGGCGAAACTCAATGCCTCGGTGCGGAGCGCACCACCATTACCTATCTTTGAGCCAGCAACGAACCGAGGCTTCCAACCGAATCGGTTACAAAATGTAACCACCTCGTTTTCAGTTGCCGTAGTAGACCAGTCTTTACGCCTCATAACCTTCGCACCAAGTGCTTCGGCTAACTCCTTGGTCTTATCAGTAGACCCGTCATCCGCCAGGATTATCTCGTCGGCCCCTTGGAGAGATGCTATCAGGTCAGGAACATTATGCTCCTCATTGAACGTACAGATAACCGCCGATACCTTGGTCATACTACTTCGCTCCCTTACAAGCATTAGTACCACCGCTAGTGAACGAGAACCTT